GTACACACTGCAATTGCCTCAACGATATCCCTAAAATGATACTCGACAAACAGCCGATAAAGAATCTGCATATAAATGAAGCAGAGCTGAAGGAGACGGTATTCCTATTTGAGGCACCTCACACTCGAACGGTTACTCACGTTGAGTTGAAATGCGAAGGGCGTAAGCGTTCGATACAACATGTAATTATTCACACGTACTGTCCTTTCTGCGGCACAAGGTATGAGGCTGTATCCGATAAGGAGGTGAGCCATGAATAAGGTCCCTTTCCGCGAACGCTTTGAGCGCTACCTGCTCGATACAGGTAAGTATAAGTGGCTGATGAGTTTCTATTTCGAAACGCGCTACTCCGAAGATATACATCGTATGCTCGACTACCTCACCTGTATGGATACTATAGAACGAGGTGGGCAAGATCAGCACGATACATACCAGGTGTTCTTTCATTCACACCTGTGGACCTTCAACCACTATATAAAAATCGTATGGGTACTCTTCTACCTCGATAAGATCGAGCGAATTGAGCCACGCGAAATGAGCCCTATACGCATCAAGCGATCGATCAACGGATCTATCCAGGTAAGGAAGGAGGACGATCATGGCTGATATCAGTTGGAGAGCAAACCCATGGGTATGGGTAGTAAGCTTCAAAGTGCTAAGCACCACCGGCCGGCCTGGTATTGGTGCAGTTGAGCGGCCTATGCTCTTTAGTACCGACATGGTTGAGGCGCTGCTTGATGGCCGGAAGACTATGACCAGGAGAGTATTAACCCCACAGATAATATCAAATGATGGCTGGTATAACTGGATAAACGAATCGAACCGCAAAATATCACTGGTACAATGGCTATCAAAAGAAGATTTCCTGAAGCAAGTAGTAACGTGCTGCCCTTACGGTAAACCCGGAGATATACTTTGGGTTAGAGAGACATGGGCAAAGGTACATCACTCTTCGTACAGGCAGTCCAACGGTGTTATACAAATGCCACTCGATGATATATATGTAGCGGTGTTTAAAGCAGGATGGAGTACATGCACTCCGAGCTGGAAGCCATCTATACACATGCCGAAGGTAGCCGCGCGCATCTGGTTACAGATAACTGATGTTCGGCTTGAGCTACTACAAGATACATCTGAGAGTGATGCCGCTGCAGAGGGTGTTGCATTCAGAGACGACATGCACACCCGAAGGATATATAGGGACTATCTAACGCCGAACACTCCATGGTTGCACTCTCGAAATGGCAGGCCATTCACAGCGGTAGATTCATTCCAATCTCTGTGGGAATCTATCAACAACAAGAAAGGAGCAAGCCATGGTTAACCGCTGCCGGATCTGTGGACTAACACTCGATGCATCAGCCGACAATGTGCTGCAGCACGAAGTGGCATACTACTGGCTTAATAACGACCAGCCATCCATTGAATATATACATGCCTTCTGCGATGCCGTTACACCATCGCCGTCAAGTGAATTACCTGAAGGATATATGAGGCATCCGTGTAAGGTACTCAGCGCATACACCATTCAAATAATGGTCGATCACAGGGCAGTGTCTGATTCTAAGGTATTACCATGGCCGGTATCTAAACTGAAGCTGTCACTTATGCGCAACCAGCCATGTATATACTATAACAACGCATTGATGGTTGATATACCTATAGATATAGCAAAGCAATTTTTGCAGTAAAAGGCACCAAGTGGCTCCATATCATAACAAATGTTTGACAAGTTAAAAAAGTAGACACCCAGGGCTAACAGCTGGTCAACGGAGCCCGCCAGCTGCCTCGGTGATCTTTTAAAATACCCTAACCCGAAAAACAGATACTACTCATGGAAGCATTCAAAGAATTCGCCATTAAGGTGCAGAAGATGCGCCTGGCACAGACTCGCTACTTCGAGCTCATAGCAAAGGCCCGCAAGACTAAAACTACGGATGACTTCAACGCTGCTAAGAATATGCTCTCTATGAGCAAAGCGATGGAGCAGGAGGTCGATAAGTCGATCACTGAAATAACAACAGCTTAAAGTCCAAACCACTACTACTTTTTAAACGCCCCATGCAGTACAAATACGGTCTCGATCCCTCTTCCAAAAAATATACTTGTCCGCAGTGCAATCATAAGTCTATGGTGGTATACCTGGACAACGAAACCAACGCACCGGTGGACGAGTATAGATTTGGAAGATGCGATCGGGAGAACAGCTGTAACTATCACAGCCACCCCAACGAAGATCCGGAGCTGGCCACCCGGAAAGCCGAAACATTTATACCGGTGCCCGCGCCCGAAGTGGTGCAGCGGTTTCCCGATGAATCTATTTACGGGCCAATCATTAATAAAACAAAAACCTGTATTAGTCCGCTTCATGCATTCTGCAATAAGAAGCTGCTCATACCCAACGAGCACCTGTTGCGCTGGGGTGTATATAGCGATAAAGAAGACTTAACGGTATATATATATCGCAACTTTAACAATGTGATCGTAAACCTCAAGTGGTTCCGCTATAAAGAAGATGGCCACCGCGACAAGGATTACGACTCGTTCAGCCTAAAAAATCCTAAACCCCCCACACCCCCCGCAAAATCGCCCGATCGGAAAAATTTTTCGGGAGAGAGAGAGAAGGTTGAAAAATATCAAATGTGTCTCTATGGCGAGCACCTGCTGCCGCGCGATCTGGACAACGTTCCGGTATGTGTTGTTGAAAGTGAAAAGACGGCTGCGATCGCGAGCTTCTTCTATAAGCAATTTCATTGGGTGTCGTGTGGAAGTAACAATGGTTTAACTGATGGTAAAGATGGTAAGCCTGACAAAATAGCACGCCTGAAAGGGAGAACGGTATACTGGCTATGCGATGCAGACAGTGCTTCGCGCATGAAGAAAGACGACAAGGGTATAGTTCGTCCGAGCTCTATCCGGCATCTGATCGAACACGTTGAAGATTTCCACATTGTAGATCTCTTTCCCGATCGCAATGACGGCTACGATATAGGCGATGCAATCATCGATGGTATACGTCCGGAAATTATACCCACCTGGAGCAAAGGCAAAGAAGCAATCGCACCGGTTGAAGACATGGAAGCCGACACCGACATGGCGCTATACGATTTACCGGACGGTGCCGAGTGGGACAAAGTGAAGTGGGACATACGGAAGTATATGCACTTCGAGCACAAGGGCAAGATATATATCGTGCGCAAAAGAAAGGGTGCTAAAGATGATCTGGAAGAACGCGGTGTTGCATTTTACTACTGCTCGCCCATTACCAACTTTACTATTAAATCGCTCGGCCTTATCGCCAGTGAGTTGGAGCCTACACGCCTGGTTGAGATCAAAAATATACACGGCTTTAACCAGGTGGTAAAGGTACCTACCAAAGCTTTCGCCAGCCCGAATGAGTTTACGGTGTTTATGGAGAGCGTTGGCAACTTTCAGTACGATGGTGTTGGTACAGACTTGAAGAAGATCCGCGCCAAGCTATACGACACCATGCTCACCTTCGATGAAGTGCAGACGCTTGGCTGGCATTATACCGGCTATTTCCTCTTCGCCAATGGCGCCTACAACGGCAAGTTTAACCCGATCGACAAGTACGGTTTTGTGAAGCTCGGTGAGAAGAACTTTTTTATACAACCGCTCAGCTGCATCATAGACGAGAACAGCGAAGAGTGGGAAGATGAAAAGAAGTTCATCTACAAAGAGGAAGGCGAAGTGACGCTGAAAATGTGGTCAGATCAATTTTGCAAGGTTCATAAAGACAATGGAAAAATTGCACTGGCTTGGTATATATCTGCATTGTTCCGCGATGTTATATACCAGCGCTTCAAGTTCTTTCCGCATCTGCATTTATTCGGTCCTCCTGGTACCGGTAAGAGCCAGATCGGTTGGAGTGTTCGCGCTCTTGGCTTTGTTGGCCTGGTTAAACCTTTCAACCTGAACACGGGTACCGCGGTGGCGTTTCATCGCGAGTTCTCTCACTTCAAAAATTTTCCGGCATGGTGCGATGAGTATAGCAATGGTATACCGTTCGAACGGATACAGGCGTTGAAAGCTGCGTACGATGGTGTAGGCCATAAAAAGTCTGTGAAAGATTCAGAGAACAGAACGAAGAGCACCCAAGTGAATCGTGCCGTGATGATCAGTGGCCAGGAACTTCCGATCGCAGACAACGCACTCTTCAAACGAGTTATACTTCTACAGTTCCACCAAACAGAATATAGCGCGGAAGAGAAAAAGTTATTCTCTGACTTGCAAGACATGGAAGAGGGTGGCCTGAGCTTTATAACCGCGGGATTCATGCACTTTCGCAAGCATATTGAAGCGCAATACCACAACGCTTTCGATGGTGTACTTACCGACCTAATGAAGGATATCAACTTTGAGGTGGAAGACCGTATAGTCCGCAATGCATGTGTTGCACTTACCACTATAAAAGTTCTGCAGGAGAAAATCGCTGACCGCATTCCCTTCAACTACGAGCAGCTGAAGTCGATCCTGGTGAACAACATCAAAGAGCAAATGAGCCTGATCAGCAACAGCAACGAGACGAACACCTTCTGGGATATCGTAATGTTTCTGGCTCAGAAAGGTGAGCGAGAAGGCGGAATAAAAGAAGGGTTCGATTTCATGTTCGAGGCGAAGAAGATCCAGAAGATCGTGGTGAACAAGGTGGACGTAGTAAAGGAATTCGAGAAAACAACGGAGCTGTTGTATATCCGCTTCAGCAAGATCATTCCACTTTATAAGGAGGCTTTCAAAAGGCAGAGCAATAGCACCGCCTCACCGATGGACAAGGGCTCACTTCTGCACTACCTGCAAAACAGTAAGCCTTTCGTAGGCCTGGTTAGCAATCGCGATTTTAAAGACGGCCGCACCAGCTGCTACTGCTTCAATTACGAGATGCTGATGGCCATGGGAATTTACCTCGGTGGAAGTGAAAGTACACAGGGAACGCCCCCGCCAGTAGTCGAGAGTGCTAAAATGCCGGATTCGGCACCGCGCGATGACATGCCTTTTTGAAACTGCGAAATGCGTTCCCGCTGTTCCCGCCTTTCCCCTTACTATATAACTATTTAATAATCAATAAAATAAATAGTATAGAAAGGCGGGAACAGGAGGGAAAAGCGGGAACGGAGGGAAAACCACAAAAACAGTCCCGCCCCTCCGGGAACGCTAACACACTGATTATCAAGTACCGGGAACACCGGGTACAAAAAGACTCGAAATACACATACCAAAATGGAAAAAACATCTAGCACCTACTATGCAAACCATGAGCAACACCTCATGTACAAGCTATTGTCTCCAACCATGGTAGACATCATTCAGATCTCTGGCCGCGATATGACGGGCTTTTTTCGGCACCGGCATGAACGCATCACCTTCCCCTCTGAAGAGCGGCTGAAGCAGGCCCTTGCAAGCATGACGGCATCATCGCCCGAAGCTTGGGAAGAGTATATGATGGAGTACCTGCAGGTGAATAAAGAGAAGCTTACACTGATCATCAGCCAGCGCCAGGAGTTGTACGATAAAGGGATGTTGTTGCTATGAAGAAATCTAAATACTCAACATCGTTCGATCGGATATACTTTCAATGCAGGTGGCTTCAACAACGATACAGTAGGCCATGCGATTGGACAATCATAGGTATATCTATTGGATGGGCCGGATGGGACACTTTCAGATACCAGTTGTGTTTCTTCGGTTTCAGTATATCAATCTGGTTTAAACTAAAAAAACTATGAATATAAAGAACTATACATCCTCTGTCCCGGCAGAGAGATCCATTGTGCAGATAGAAAAAGTACTTATCGATATGGGAGCCCGCAACATCGCTAAAGAATACGATGGTTTCGGCAAAGTAGATAGTATTGCCTTCAGTATAAAGCATGGCGAAGGTGTTATCCCTTTCAAGCTTCCGGCAAAGCGCGAACCTATAAAGAAGCTTTTCCTTCAGCAATATCGCAGGCCAACAACAGCGCAGATAAAACAATGCGAAGAGCAAGCCGAGCGCACAGCCTGGAAAAACGTGAAGGAATGGGTAGAGCTGCAGGCCACCATGGTTAAGCTCGAACAGGTTGAATTCATGGAGGTATTTATGCCCTATGTATATAGCCTGCAAAGCGGCAAAACTTTCTTCGAACAAATGAAGGATAACAACTTTAAACAGCTCACTGCGTGATGAAAGAGAAGATGATGAGCAAGCGATCGATGGACTACCTGTTCGATCATATCCTGGATGGCTTCAAAAGCAGCCACCAGGGTATACTCAACCTGCAACAGCAAGGTATAGTGAGCAATGAAGATATAGCGGAGCTGGTGAAAAAAAACAGCGAGCGACTGATTGAGCGCATCCAAGAGTTTAAGCTGCACGAAAAAATATTCGGGCTGTTCTTCGCCAGCCTGTTCCTGTACAACCAGATAACCTGCGAGGATATGGACATGCGTAGATCAAGGCGAATGCGAGTGCGAAGGAAAACTGAAAGCGAAAATGTAATTACTCTATAAACCCTATTTTTTTAAATTCTAACCTTATGAGTGCCCCTGCAACAGTAAGAATCCCAATTAAACCACACCTTAAAAAGTTTGTGCTATTTGTCATGGAAGTAAGTGAACCGGTTGTTGTTGATGAGATGGGAATGCTTGGAAGAGCTATCATCAATGTGCTGAAAGAAAAGCGAGCACATAAGTTCGATAACCTGCTCGAAGGCTATACCGCTCGCATCGAAGTGGTACTCAGCGCCGACATGCTTGAGCGATCGCCAATGTTGCATAGACTCATTCACATCAATAACGAAATTGATAAGCAGTTTCGCGAGGCACTTCTATTGTGGATCCGCGCACAGAAAAAACTTGGACAGCCCGTCAACGAGTCTTGCAAAAATTTCTTAGCAACGCTTAAAATCGATGAGAAGGAATATAGCTATGATGGTGCCTATAAAGTCTGGCAGCGGTTCAATGACATTGAGAAAGCACGGCGATCGCAAGGAAGGCCTCGCCGAAGCATCCAGTAGTAAAACTATGGATTTCCCGATTTTGATTTATATCCAACGCATGCAGCTATAGCGGGGTTTCTATCCAGGAACCTCGCGAAAGCGTGCGCACTCGTGAACTCGGCAGTTATATCTTCATGCTCGTCTTTGAAGTATATGATGAGCTTCACGTCTTCGGACTTTGAAAGCAGGTTATAGTGCGGCATTGGACCCTTTCCATATCCAAGTTGAATAGCTCGTTCCGGCTCCCATCGAAGGTAGTTCGAAAGGTTGGCTATACTATTGAAGTCAGTATCAACTATACGAGGTGTTCTGTCTGCTACATGAGCAGGCGTGTATTTATAACGGACAACTATTTTGCACTGTGCCATGGACATTTTAAAGGTAAAAATATTGCGCCAGAAGTGTCCTAATTTAGCGCCAGTTCTGTCGGAACGCTTTTAAAAGTGCTGTCCTAAGGCTTACGATGCATAGAAATCAACTTTGCATCGTGAGCTATCTCAAAAACATCAGGCGATTATATGGCAAGGGTAACATGGGCGGTGTACTTACACTATACGTGTGCAGTGCTTCCGATGTATTAACTATACCCGATCCGGTCGCCAAAGTAATACCTGGCGATATTGTTTTTAAAGCCGGTGCCGGTTTTGTTCGTTGGGATGTTACCCTGGAGAGTCCGCGCATCAAAAGCACATCACGAAGTAGTCGCGAAGGTTCGGCCAAAAGCAATCGCCTCACCTTTATGGTACCACGCGATCGCCAGGACATCGCTTCGATGTTTGACATGGCTGAAGATGATACGCTCATCGTAGTCGCCAAAGATGGCAACGGCACGGTAAAGCTCTTCGGCACTCCGGATAGCCCGTTAATATTCCGCTATGATCAAGACAGCGGGCAACAGTTCGCAAACGGCAACTTCTATAGCTGTGAGTTTTCATTTGATGGTCCGGATAATATATACTTCTATACCGGTGCATTGCAGGCACAACCTGCTGGTACCGCGCCATCTATAGTACAGTTCAGTACGGGCGAGCTTATCGCTTCACTTAATCCATCAGACGAGTTAATTGTTAGCAGTGACTTCGCGCACTCCTTTACACTTGTGCCGGGTACATCGGCAAGTGCAGCACCTGCCCTTGTAAAATGGGATGACGGATCACTGATCGCCAGCCTTCAACCTGGTGACACGCTCGTGGTAGACACAGACTTCTCTTTCGACTTTGAAATAATCGGCTCTATATGACACTTCAAGAACTTAGCACCTCTGTTATAACTCTACTCACTCGCGTTGGTAGCAATCGCGTTACTGCCTCAGAGATACTGCTGGCAGTACAACAGGTTATAGCATACTTCGCCACACAGCTGGCAGATATTATACCCGACTGGACCGACAGCGCCACATTCAAACTCGATGGTACCAGCGCTGGTAAATATTGTAAGTACCCAGACTCTACCGGCAAGAAGCGAATCTTCGAGACAAAGGTTGATAACAACATCAATCACCTTCCTCCTACTGATCCAGGTATTACCGAAAACACATATTGGAAGGAAGTAAGCGCCAGCGCAGCAGCTGCTATACCGGAGTATGCAGCCGGTATATATGGACCAGGGCTAGTTATAGTCTTTCATAATCATTCAGTGGATGGTCGCGGGCTATATGTATTACTCGATCCGGTTCGCCCCTATTCATCCACCAACATTGAAACAGAGATTACCGCAGGCAAGTGGGAACGCATCGGTGGATCCACTGGTGGCGGTGGTGGTACATGGGGAAGTATAACGGGTACAGTGACAGATCAAACAGATCTTACCACATATATAGCTGCACAAATTGCCGCTTTGGTAGCATCGGCACCTGGTGCGCTCGATACGCTTAACGAACTCGCTGCAGCGCTCGGTAATGATCCGAACTTTGCGACCACAATAACCACAGCATTAGGCAACCGCGAGCTTACAGCAAACAAAGATGTTAGCGGTGGCTACGTGGGGCTTAGTGGTTGGTCTATCAAATTCCGTAACCTCGCGAATTCATTTACATCGCTTCTTCAGAATGCAGCTACTGCAGTACGCACGTATACATTTCCGGATAAGAATATTACTGTAGCGGGAATTGACGACATCACAAGCGCGTTAAAAAAGAAGACATCAGTCTCTGCCAACTTTAGTATAGCTGCTATAAACGATACGGCTACCATTACAGTAGACGCTGCAGTAGATGTAACCTGTACCGTAGATACGCTGCCGGCTGACAGCTGGGTTGGTATACTCAACAAGGGTATAGGGGGTGTTAATTTCGTAGCTGGATCCGGAGTTACTATTCTTGGTGCCACTTCCCTACCCGGCAATGTTATAACAGGCGCATGGATATTTTATGTTTCGTCAACAGTTGTATGCATTCTTAGTGGAAGCTCCGTAGCTTTTTCGAGTGTTACCGGAAGACCAACGACAATAAATGGTTATTCTATCAGTGACTCTATCAGTGGACTGCATTTAAACATAACCCCCGTTGGTAATGTTGGTGCAGGTTTAGATACACTATATACATATCCGATTCCAGGTGGAACTATATCAGCAAATGGGCAGCGAGTTATAGGTTTTGCAAAAGGGAAGTTCGCAGCGAATGCCAATACGAAACGCCTTGTACTTGAGTTCGGAGGGGTGACTATATATGATTCAGGAGCGCTCGCAATATCAACGCTTTCTGATTGGCGTATTGATTTTGATGTACTGAGAATATCAAACACCTCGCAACAATGTACTGTCACCGCTCGATCAAGCTCCGGTGCTTTAGTAACTACAACAGTTTTTGCAGATACAACCTCGGCTTTTACTGGCAGCATTTCCATCATTGTAAAGGGAGAAGCAACTGCTGATAACGATATCACGGCAACATCATTCAAAGTTTTAAAGGAGGGCTCTATATGAATATAGCTGCCTTTGCTTTGGGTGCTCTGTCAAGGTTCCTAAGACCGTTTGTAGATATCACTGGTAAGACTCAGTTGTTTGCCTATGGAGATTCATATACTGCGGGCCAAAATGCTACGACCGCTGCCGAGCGATATATAAATCAATTCGCCACTGGCAAAGGTCTCACGTTAACGAATAGAGCTGTCGGTGGCAGAGGCGTATACGTTGCTGCCTCTACTATACAAGGCGATAGCTTCTCCCGTCCTGCAACAGTAATAACAGTAATGGCTGGCCTAAACGATATCAGAAGAAACGGCAGCGCAACCAAGACTTTAAAGAAAATTGAAGCATGCTATAGGGCAATCATGCTAAGATGTATTTCAAACTTGAACACGCCCAGTGGCCACTCATCTGTTGTAAGGTCAGGCAGTGTACTTGGCTATGCCGCCAATACGGTTGGTGGTCTATATCCAACCGGTACACTTCCTGGCAACTTTGCAAGCTATGCACCGTCGGGATCTGCATCTTCCTGGACGTGGACATTTACGGGCACAGGCTTCGGCATTCAATTCAGTGCTAGCGATGATGTTATTTCAAACTACGGCACGGGTAAGATAAAGATCGATGGCGTTGTAGTGAAGACAATTGATTTAGGGGAATGGTATGATGGTATATCTGATGGTGCGAACGACAACGCAAGAGGTCCGCTGGGATTAACATTTCACAATCTTGCCAACACCTCACATACTATAGTTGTAGAATCAGACGGCAACGGAAATTTTCCTGTAGACTTTTTCTGCACGCTTCAAGCACCATCAGGTTCTCCGGCTATACTATTTGCAGAGATACCATACTTGAATTCTACAGGGTATGCCCTTAGTCCGAACATGGGATCTGTTGCCGTGAGCGATATCGCGTCGACCGTCATCAAGTCAATCGTCAATGAGTATATAGCTCTTGGATTTAATGTAGGTTTTGTTCAAACGAATTCATATACCAACCTGATAACTGATCTGGACACAGATAATATACATTGGAATAATTTAGGGCATGACCATGGTACCAATGCTTTCAATGCCGCAGTTTTATAAGTGGTGATTATCAACCACTAGCGATCGCCGAAAAACAATGTCCTAAAGCACTGGCAGCATATATATCAACTTGCTGCCCACATGATCGGAATACTTTCTTATAAGACCTGGTTGATTGAGCAGATGTATGCGAGCCGCATGGCTCCCATCATCATGCGCTCAATCGAACATGGTACACTTGAAAAATTCTACCAACAAAACCGCCAAAGCAATGAGAAGATAATATCAGGTTTCTATGCCGGGATTGAAAGCCAATGGTCCGAGGGTTGGGACTATCGCATTGCAAAAGCTTCGAATGGAAAGAAGGTTGCACTGTTAACCATGCTCGGTCCCATTACTAAAAATGGAGACATGTGTAGCTATGGCATGCGAGACTATCAGAACAAGCTCGCGCTAATTGCACGCAACCAGGAAATATCCGGTGTTGTTATACATTTTAATAACGCACCTGGTGGAAGCCATGATGGCACCCCTGAAATCGCTCACTATATATCTCAATTTAGCAAGCCCATTGTTTCGTTCGTTGACGGTATGGCCGCCAGTGCTCACTATTACATGGCGAGCCAGACAAAGCACATCATGATGAACAGCCTCACCGATAGCGAGGTTGGCTCTATAGGTTCTCTCATCGTTAGCGAAAATATTCAGAACCTGGTTGATGCTGGTAACTTCCCAAGCATTGAGATAATTCGGGCACCACAAAGCGTAAACAAAGCTTTATTCAATTACATAGAGCCTCTTTCCAAAGAAGTGCGTGCAGAGCTTAATGAAGATCTGCGCACTACTGTTGATGGATTTATAGCAGCTGTTAAGAGCGGCCGTGGTAATCGCCTCCAGGAAGACAAAGAAATGTTTACTGGCAAAATGTACTCCGCAGATATAGCTATAGCGAAAGGCCTTGCCGATAGCAAAGGCACACTTCAAGATGCTATCAACATGGCCGCTGTGTCAATGTCTGTAAAACCTGCCTCGACTTCAAGCAACAATAAATCAAAAGAGGATTCCATGAAAATCAATTTTAAGAAAGCGAGTTCCTTCTTTAAAAAGAAGGAATCGAAAGCAGCTGCAGAAGAGCCTGCAGCTGCAGAACCCACTACACCGCGGTGGACTGCCGATATGGTATTTAATACCGATGGCTCTGGTGATGGTGCCTTCTGCATTCAAGCTGATGCCGATGGTAACGACCGTGAGTTTGAGACAAAGACAGACGAGAACAAAGGCAATGAGCCTCCAACTGATCCCGCTGTTACCGAAGATGACAACTGGTCGCAGGTAAATGCAGCAGCTCCAGCTGAATCGGAAGCTAAACCAGAAGCAAATGCCACGGTTAGCAAACTGAATGTAGCCCTGAAAACTTCCAACGATCAGGTGAAGAAACTCAGTGGAGATATAGCTGTTCTTAACACGCAAGTAGCCACTCTTCAGGCTGACAACAAAAAGCTATCTGATGAGAAGGCAGAGCTTCAAAAGAAACTCGATGCAGATCCCGCAGGAAATCCTACCAATGTGATATCCAAAGAATCTGAAAAAGAAGACGCTGAAAAGAGTGAAGAGACTCTCGAAGCCGAACGCTATGTAAAGGCACTTAACAACAATTTTTTATAAACCTCATGAAAACACTTTCATTCTACAAAATCTTCCCGTTGCTGGCAGGTGCCTTCATTGCATTTGTTGCCGGCTTTAATCCGGCCGTTGGCGCAGGCGTTGTATATATAGGCAGTAAAGCTATTGCCAAGTATAGCCATGTTCCATCTGGCATAAGCCTGGTTGCTGCAGCGGATGTATCAGCACTCGCTGCTTTCCCTGGTGAGTATGAAAAGGAGTTGTTCAGCACGCTGATAAACTCCATGGATATAGCGAACGACATTACGGTTATACCCAACGTTAAAAAGAAGTTAAACCTTACCAAGCTTCGTGTTAAGAAAGGGGCCAGACCTTACAGTGGCACTCACGAACCTGATAGCGGTGACCTGGTATATACTCCACGGGTACTTGATGTTAAAGTTGGTAAGAGAGATTTACTGATTGATCCTGAAGACTATCGTGCTACATGGATGGCCAGCCAGGTTAAAGGATCTGGTGCAAGCAAGAAGACTATTCCGTTCGAACAATATGTTTGGGCTGAAGTAATGAAATCACTCGGCGCTGAGATCAATGATGAGACAGCATACTTCGGTCTTGATTTATCTGCCCTCACTGTTACGGCATATAGCGGTGCTGCCACTTACACAGGTGGTACAAGCTATATCACATTTGGAAGCCCTACCAAGTGGTATAAATGTATAACTACTACCAGTGCTGGTGAATCGCCTTCAACAACACCTGCGAAGTGGAAAGACATCACTGCTATAGTTATATCAAAAGGATTGGGAACAATCATAGCAGAAGAAATTTTAGCTGGTAATATATCGGTTACTGCCACAGGTGCTATCACGGACGGCGCAACTGCGAAGGCAGCATTTAAAAAATTGTTCCGTGCGCAAACTGATGCATACAAAAAAGCTGGTGTAACTATATTCTGTAGCTATACTGACTACGAGTTTTTACTTGATGGATTGAGTGAAACAACCAAGTATACCAAAGAAGATGCAAGTCCTTCCGGTCTTCTATACTTGCCTGAAACAGGACGCAAGTGCGAGATACAGCCTGTTACCTGGATGAACGGATCGAGAAGACTGATCTGTACACCGAAGGAAAACCTGATTATGGGTACTGACTTGTTGAGCGACATGAACGACATCGCAGTTATTGAAGATGTATATACTTTGAAAACTGGTATCAAGTTCGTGATCGGATGGCAGATCAGAGATCTGTCTGCACTTAAGGTAGGAGACCAACCATAAAAAAATAGAAATGTCTGAAGAAACTAAAACTCAGGAGGGAGCCAAGGAGCTCACCCCTGAGCAACTACGGATAGCAGAACTTGAGGCACAAGCCGAAGGACTGAAAAATGACCTGAAGAAAGCAAAGGCAAAAGCCGCCAAGGTTGCATCTGCTGAGCCTGCTAAACGCGAACTGGTTTTCGCTGTTGACGAGGTAGATGAAGATGGTGATGAGACAGGCAACACTCTCAAGTATAGATTCACTTGTCCACGCTTCAACATGGACAACGTTGAATATACTGCTGAAGAAGTTGTTGACCAGGAGAATCACGAAGTGCTCGCTAAGCTGGTAGCTATGAAAAGCGGTATCATCGAACTCGTTAAAGATTGAAAGGAGACCAATCACAATGAAGCAACTTAATATCTTAACCTCCATCATGGTCATTGCGATCGCAGCTGCACTCTTGAGTGCAGCCAGCGGTTTGCCTTTTCTACTCTTGGGCTTGGGTTTAGGTGTGACAGCATTTTTTGCAGCGAAGTACACTCCGGTGGGGGCGCTGTTCTTCACACTTACAAACCTGGGCTGGAGCCAAGGCCAGCAGAACATGGGCGGTATAATTGGGCAGATATACTACTGCCCGATCGAAGACATACTCACCTTCCCGGATGCTTCGGCAGTCGGGAAGCTCGATACCATCGAGAGCTTTGTTTGTAAAACAGGCAAGAAGTTTATCTCTATCTACCATACGGCAGAGACCGGTAAGCTTGATGATACAACGGTGGGCGATCGTGATGGGAAGAGCAAAGAGAATATGCTTGAGTTCTTCTTTCCTGGCAGCAAGCAAGATGTTGCCGAGTTTGAACGCTTTGCGTTGAACACGCCTTGTGTTGTTATCTGTAAGGATACGAACGGTAACTACCGCGCACTTGGTATCGGTAGCTTTGATGACACGACAGATGTATTCACCGGAGATATACCTGCGTACCTGGAGAGCTCAAGCGGAACGTCAGGCGCAGCTCGTGCTGATCGTAGAGGTAAAACCTTCCAGTTCAAGCACAGTGCTAACCACGAGGCTATATATTACAAAGGCACTATACCTTTAACCCCTGCACCATAATGGAAAAGAAGATTGAAAAATCGCCAGAGCTTAAAGCTCAGGAAGAACTGCTGAAGGATACTTCGGCATTGAAGCTTCCAGATGATGTCGCAAAGGTATACAGTGTGAAACCTGGTATAGTTCGAGTGTTCATCGATACTGCCGGTGGTGGACTTGTAGATCTCAATAGTATATCGTTGGCTAAGGCTGAGAAGCTTGCCGAGCGTGGTATACTTACAAAACTCTCATAGACGTTTGGGTAAATTTGGTTTAGGTTAAAAAAAAGCCTCCTGGAGACGGGAGGCTTTTTTGATGTCTCCGACATTTGTGTCGGAGACATCCTTTTTTTTATTGTCCTAAAGTTGGCGATCGCCAGCGAGTAGGTTTGGGGCATGATCAAAATCAAAGTCATGATTAAAATCAACGTCAAGCAAGTACTGAAGGAGGCAGAGATCAATCGCAACAAGCCAAAGCCTTTGCCGAAGGTGAAGAGTGTGAAAGTAAAGTCGGATGTACCTATAGCCGGACATCAACTTGATCACATTATAACTGATGAAGCTCTACCTGAAAAGAATGACCTGCTTCATTCACTGGAACGTGAGTATGCTGATGTTCGCATGGAGCGAAACAAGCTAAGCTCACGCATCTGCACCCTGGTGGAAGATGGAGCAGACCAAGGTATACTTCGGGATCTATACCATAAGATTGAATCGTACCGCGTTCCGCTGCAGCAGCATTACGATAACATCGCCTATGTTAAACAGCATGGACATTTGCCGCAGGTAAAGCACGAGCCGGAGCATGAGGCTACACTATATGAACTGAAGGACCAAAAGCGAAAGTTAATCGACAAGCGATGCAAACTTCTCGCAAAACTCAAACCCTCTGCTAAAAAACCGAAGCCGGAGCAGCTTGCAAGCTGGCAGCTGGAGCTGGATCAGTGCAACGTTATGTACCAGGATGTTGAAGTACGCATTAAGAAAATGGAAGGCCGCGCATGAACGAGAACAACGCTATAGTACTACGATCAGCTGATCGCATGAATGATACCACCTTCGACAGGATATGGAAGTTTTACTTCGATCAGAAGACCACGGTAAATCTAAAACCTAAGGAAGAAGAGATCCGGAAACGTATTGTTAATATATGGGGTCTTCTTGCAGATATACTTACTGATCGACAAGCAGTGCAGGCTCACATGAAGTGGTGTTCGGACACCGGCTACGAGGTAAAGGAGACCATCGCCTACGAAGATCTCAAGTATGCTAAAATGCTCTTTGGCGATCGTAACAAACAGAGCAAGGAGGCAATGCGGGCTATATCAAACGAGTGGTTGATCAACGCTATACATAAAGCTGTTAAAAAGAACAAGCATATATCTGCTGCCCGGTTGATAAAAGAGTATAATGAGCTCAACGATTTGAAGAATCATGATGTGAAAGATCCTGCGCAGTGGAAGCCTGTCGCTATAAATTTTGATTCGGATCCAGAAACACTCAAGCGACAAATTGCTGAAATGCGAAGGCGCGCTGATCAGGCCAACGCTGTTGATGTAACTCCGGAAGAATGAACAAGCCCAAACCCAATTTCTACCTCAACCCGGTGGCCATGCTATATCTCATGGCCAACCAGTTGGTAAAGATCCTTATCGCAGGTCGCGGCTTCGGTAAATCGTTTGTCAATGGTATAAGTGTACTCGTTAAGATAGTCGCTATGCCACGATCGCGTGGTCTGTTTATAGGCGCTACCTATACGCAGATACTAACGAGCACGCTATTGCCGATGAAGAGCGCGTGGGAATGGTTCGGATATAAGGAAGGTATAGATTTCGTAATTGGTAAACGACCACCTCAAGGGTTCGATACACCTTATCAAAAGCCCGATCGATACGAGAATGTCATCACCTGGAGGAATGGCGCCACAATAGTTTTCGGATCTATGGACCGCCCGCAATTAATCCGCGGTGGAAATTACGACTGGGTTATATCTGATGAAGCTCTATTGATCAAGGAAGATCAATTCACACAAATCGTTGTACCCACTATACGAGGCTCTCATCCTATTCTACATGGTAAGCCTGGGCATTTGTCGCAAGAGTTCACAAGCTCTATGCCTTACGGTACCATGGGCGAGTGGCTATTAAATAAACAAGTTGAAGCAAACAACCCGGACAACGATACCTTTTACATCGAAGGCACGAGCTGGGACAACGTAGAGATCCTCACTGAGAAAGTACTGAAGCAATGGAAGCGCCAGATGCCGCCACTCATCTACGCGATCGAGGTGATGAACAAACGCATCAGGCAGATGGGTAGCTTGTTCTATCCGTCACTCACCGATGCGCATTGGTATACCGACAGCTATGAGTATAACTATATCGACAACCTCGGCCACAACCTGGAGAGCGTAAAGAAAGATAGCCGTTGGGATAAAGACTGCGACCCGAATGCTGCTATAGATATATCTCACGATTGGGGGGCATTCAATTGCATTACTATAGCGCAGAAGAACGACAAGCCTCTATTTATCAATGATCAGTTTACCATACCAGGTAACACGGTTCGGTTTATCAACTACATGTATAGCAACCATCCGCGTATCCATAAGGATATAGCTATAGACTTCTGCGAGTACTACAAGAACCACAAAAAGAAGCAGGTGCGTCAGTTTGGTGACAAGTCGGGTAACGATCGCCAAGCCAACAGTAAAGACAATCTCTTCCAGGAGTTCAGCCAGATCCTCACGAAGAATGGATGGAGTGTTATAAAAGAACGAACCGGTGATGCCGAGTACCTCGCACGTCACGACTTCATCAATACGCTGCACCGGCAGGATGATCCCTCTCTGCCTCGAGTAATGTACAACGCCAACAACTGCAAGGAAATGCGCATCGCTTTGGAGTCAACGCCGATGAAGGATGGTAAGAAGGACAAAGGATCAGAACGTAACCCACGCATTAAGCAGCAGCATGCCACGCACGTTACCGATGCCCATGATTACTACCTGTGGTTTGGATACAACCAGCGCGTGAACCAACGTCAATACCAATCGCGAGTTTCTTTCAGCAGCTAATTTCATATTTCTCGTTTTTTTTTCGTTGGCGATCGCCCAGCCGATAAGGCGCCCGGGAGTGCAACGTGGCAAAAACCGACCACCATTTTTCAAATGATATACTAATTATTTGGCGATCACGCAGTAATAAAAATCAAAACCGGAAATGCATCGTTTAGGAGCACAAAAAATACTGTCCTAAAAACTCGGAACGCCTGTTCTTAATCTTGTCACGTGAGTTTCGAAGGAAAAATTGATATCGCCACCGTGCTTAAAAAGCTCAACGACACATATGATGAGCAAACAATGGAAGAAAAATACTTCGGTATAGCTTTCATTGATCGCAACGGATTGAAGCATACTCGTGAATGCCGCAAAAGTGTGAAGTCTCCACAGCTAAAACAGAGCAGGCACGACTCGCGTGGTCGTGCTGAGATCAATCTGAAGCGCAATGGTATCATCATGCTGCGCGATGTCAATCAAGACCATCCTATCACACCGAAAGTATGTATGATCTACGGCTTTCGCGACCACAAAACTGCTGAATGGCTTAGAGTATATCACTGATGGAAACACCACTTACTAAATCACAAGAGCAATTGCAGGCTGAAATAAAGTCTGGCGTTTCATTCGGTAAGAATGCGGTGTTTCAAATCACCAAGGCCGAAGTCGAACCCGATTCAGTCAACACGAAGCAAGCACAGTCTGGAAAACCATGGGCGATGTGGGGCAAGAAGAATGATCTGCCGCAACAGATAATCGAAGAGAACATGGCGCAGGAAACTTCTGCCGGTGCACTTAAGTTCAAGATCGAAGCTCATTTCGGCAAAGGCCTATACTTCTACAGAACGGATATAGTGAACAGCGTTGAGGTGATAACACCGATCAAAATAAAAGATCTTCCTCAAGAGATAAAGGATTTTTACTATAACAACAACCTGGTGAATCTATTCCAGGGTGTCATTGCTGACTTCGAGTGGTTTAACTTCTACTACTGCCAGTATATACCGAATAAGTCACGTAACAAAATCGTTCGCGTGAATTGGATACGGACGAAGGACACACGCTCCGGAAAGCGAGATCCGAAGACCGGAAAGATACCGGCCTGGTATGTAAGTGGAAGCTGGCCGAAAGCTGTTGAAGGCGAAGATATAGCGGTGCTTCCAGTATTCGATCCGCTTGATCCGTTCGCAAAACCGAACGCAGTATATAAGCACCAGCTTGTAAGTATAGATCGCGACTACTACCCCACTGCTTACTGGCAGTCTAACTATAAATGGCTTGAGATAGCTCAGGAAATTCCTTCATGGATGCTCGGCAATATTCGTAATTCCGTCAACATCAAGTATCATGTAGAGATTCCAGAGCAGTACTTCATTGATCTATACCCACAACAGAACTATTCAAGTATAGCAGAATGTCTATCTGCTCGTAAAACAGCTGAAGAAGAGCTGAAGATAGCTATCGACAAATGCCTTGCAGGATCAGATAACGCTTCAAAGATCTTCTACACGAAGTTTGCAGTTGATGGGAATGGCCAACCCCTACCGGGTTGGAAGATCAACGAGCTTAAGAACGACATAAAAGATGGTGCGTGGACTGTTGCGTATGATACTGCCGCAGCTGCTATATGTACTGCCCATGGTGTAGACCCTTCCCTATCCGGTTTGCGCATGAGCAAGTCGTTGAACGTTGGATCAGGATCTGACACCAGGGAGAAATACAACCTGCATGTGCAGCTCCGAACTGTTATGCCTCGGCAGACTACACTTGAAATATGGGAGACAGTAAAACGTGCTAATCAATGGGATGAAGATATACACCTCGGCTACCGCGATGTATTCCTGGAGACAACCGATAAGTCTAAAACCGGTACAGTAGTTCAAAACGAAGAGTCACCAACCACTACCTGATATGCCACTCTTCAAAACTACCTCCGAAGTACGCAAGTACCTGCTAGTTGATTCAAACATGGAGTTCGAAACACTGCTTACCTATATCAATGAAGCAGAAGAGAAGTTCGTAAAGTCTCTTCTGGGAGATCTATACCCTGTATTGCTCGCTGACTATACCGATCACACCGATGCAGAAGGTAACGACGTCAACATGAATCCTGACAATCTGTTGCTGCTTCCGTATGTGCAACGAGCACTCGCATACTATACCGGCTATCAATCCGTAACGCACATCGGTGTTAGTTTAGGTGAAGCCGGCATACAAGAGCAGTTCGGTGCTAATTCACGACCTGCTCCACGTTGGAAGACACGCGACCTGAAGGTTGAGTATATCAACCAGGGCGATCAGTGGGCCGATTCATTACTCGAATACCTCGAAGAGAATGCATCACCATTGAAGTATAACGACTGGTTTGCTGATGAGAAGGCCAACACGGCCATGCAAGGCTTCATAGTATATAAAACATCTATAGCCAGTCAGTATATAGATATCAACGAGAGCCGTAGAGTGTTCTTACGATTGAAGAAACGCATCCGCGAGATCGAGCAAGGAGAAATCAAGCGCCTACTATGCGTTGATCAGTACGATGAGATCGTTACGCAGATCAAAACCGGTTCGCTATCTGCCAACAACACGGCACTCATCAACTTGCTTGAGTCCTATATATCCAAGAAGGCACTGTGGCTTACTATACCATCCATCCGCGTAAGCGTGACAGATGAAGGCGTGACTATACATAGCTCTAACGACAGTGTAGTTCAAAAGTCATCAGCGCAAGAAAAGGAAGTGAACGCTTTACTCGATCGCCTGAAGCTTGGAGACTTCGGTTACGAGGGTGATTGGCAAAAGGTGGAACAATTCATCATCGACAATATTGCTAACTATCCTCTCATTGAAGCAAGCACATGTTGGACCATTCGAAGCACGACTTTACCACGCTATAAAGTAGACAACGACCCTTGTAACAAACATTTTTCTGTATAGTATATGCCTGACAAGAATACCGACATCTGGAAATTATTACTCACGGCATTGCTCATCAGTTTGGTGGTGTTACCACCCGTTGTAATGATCTTGAAACGATCTGGCCGATCGTGGCTGAAGACTGGTGTGGAAGGAGACAATGCGAAGCCGGACCTTCCTGAGATCTGGGAGACACTCTTCATGTTCATGGCACTCGGTTGCTTCTTTACTATGATATATATGATCGTAATGAAGACGCTATACTCCGTCCACTACGAAGTGTTTGAGTATGCTATGGTGTTTAGCGGGACACTCGGCAGTAACACAGCATCCGCTTTCATCATTTGGGTGAAACAGAAATATAGTACTGACAAAAAATGAGAGGGCTATGCTAAATGCACTTGTCAAGTTTCTTATTGGGAGCGGCCTTAGGGTTCTGTGCTTCATTATTCTTTATCGTAATAATCCTTCGGTGGGCATGGCGAAATCAAGAGCTGTTGCGACAACTCATCAAAGAGATATACCACGTAGACCTACTACCCTATATATGCCGGATAGAAGGACTTTTGAACTTAGCCTTCATGGAATTGCACCTGAATTCTCTGCACATGAAAATGTACTTAGAGTTAGCCCAGCAAGAGATTAAGGAGCTAAAGAGACAAGTAACTGAAGCCGTACACCGCTATACCAAATACCAATGACACGCGAACAACTTAAAGCTTGCCTCACCTTCGCTTCCGGCAAAAGCATCGATACGTTTCTTACACCACTCAACGATGTAATGAAACTATTCAACATCACAACCGTGCCGCGCATGGCTGCATTCCTTTCACAGATCGCGCACGAGAGCGGATCGCTAGCGTATGTGAGGGAACTTGCTTCCGGTAAAGATTACGACACTGGCAGCAAGGCAAAGAGCCTCGGCAATACTCCGGAGGCAGATGGCGATGGGCAGAAGTATAAAGGCCGTGGCTTGATTCAAATAACGGGCAAAGCAAACTATCAGGCCCTCACTGATCACTTCAAGATTGACTTTGTAAATCATCCTCAACTATTGGAGCAACCCTTGTATGCAGCGCTATCGGCAGGTTGGTTTTGGAACACTCGAAAGCTCAATGAAATTGCCGACCTCGATAGCGAGGAAGCAATGAAGAAAATAACCAAGCGGATCAACGGAGGCCTCAACGGATGGGATGATCGCTTAGCACTATGGAAGCAATGTAAAAAAGCTCTGTCATGAGATATATACTTATACTATTAACACTCATTGCCTTTACCTCATGCAGCAAAAAAGTGATCACGTCTACACATGTGAAAGACTCCACTCACATTGAACTAAAGCCGCGCATCGTAATGAAAGATATACCTGCTGCGACAGTGTCAACTACTCGTATCATTGATTGTGATGAAGTTACCAACAAGCCTAAACCGATGAAGTTCAAAGCCAAGAGTAAATCTGCGAATGTGGAAGGCGAGATAAAAGCCGATGGTACCTTAGAGGTTACCGGTGGCTGCGACTCGCTGCAGGTTGCGGTCGAAGTTATGGACAAGGAGATCACACGCTTACGCGAAGAGAAAACCACCGAAGTAAAAATCGAGTATAAAACCAGAAGGATAGATATATTCTGCCGCTGGTTTACGGTTGGCAGTATCCTAGTGTTACTCGGTGTCATTGTTCTAAAGTTCAAGGGTATACTATGAAGCAGGAAGTAATCGAAGACTATATCGACCTCATAGCCGCCAAGCTTCCCGAGTTCAAGCAAACAGGCACTGATGTAACCTATATATCTGGGGCAGACATGAAGCTCACTGCCCAGAAACTTGATAACAAAGGCCTGCCCTTTCAAGACGACCAAGTATACGAGCTTACAGTTCCAATCATCAAGAAGCTAAACCATGCGCACCTGCTTCGTATAGCATGGCTGTCGAACGGCCTGCAGGGAGTCTACAACTATATAGACGAGTACCTCACGCCCGCGCAGTTGAAAGAAGTAAAAAGGTTCTTCATGAAACGATACCATGGCAAAGAAGACTTACAAGATCACCGACCTGTTTAAAACCACATGGGCCGAACTCAGTACCGATGAGATCGCCTATGTTATAGAGCATCGCGGCAAATACTTGCATGCCCGCGAGCAAGGATGGCACGGTGCTGCCGGCCACCATGCCATCATGATATTGCGGACTATACGAAAGAACAAAGACCTGGTAGCGAAGATCAACGTTGAGCAAGCTGTAGATTGCATCAACGATATGAGCTTCATGCATCAGCCCTGGTATTTCTTTCCGGAGGTTGGTGGATATCGACCTGCCGATTATCTGAAGAACCACACCTTTATACAGCTCTTCTACATGGACTCTCTTTTCAGCCAGTATCATGTTCAAGACTATCGCGATCGTAACGCTCTGCCAACGCTACACCCTAGCGTGATGGCGCATGCGTTTCTCGATGAGATGATCGGTGTGATATATACTCCACCGAAAGAGTTTGACGAAGCCCGCGTGGAAGAACACGGCAAGCGCATGAGCGATATACTTACGGATGCACAGCGCATGGTTATACTCCACACTTACGGCAACGTAAAGGAGTTCATCATTGGCAATTGCCCGTTACTATTTCCGCAGCATGAAGAAGAGGTCACCACAGTTCAGAAGCCACCGACGGAAACAGAGCCTATGTGGAAGCAGCTGCTGTTTGATCTATCAGAGACACCAGCCTATCAAGGTATAGCAAATGCCAAGCGTGCCCCCATGTATGAAGCGCTTGATTACCTAGAGAAGAAGCATAAAGAAATACTAGACCTTAAATCCAAAAATCCAAATGCGAAAATGTGAAGTAGTACGAAGCATCGTCCGACAGACCGGAGTTGAGACGCGCGATGTTGAATTGATTGTGGAAGCATTCATCAGCACAGTCAAGAAAGAAGTGGGTAATGGAAAGCGCATTGAGATCCGAGGCTTCGGAGTTTTCCAACCAAAAAAGCGAAAGGCGAAAGCCGGAAGAGATATAGCACGAAATATACCTGTGCATGTACCGGAGCGTGTAGAGCCGTCCTTCAAACCGAGCAAACAGTATTTTACTGTTAAAACACTATGAGAGCAAGAGCAATATATAGGGCTATAAAACATGGAGTGCTGCCGTACTGGTTGTACGAAAAAGAAAAGCACTACGATTGTTCTTACATAGAGCATCTGGCTATTAATCTACGATATGCGTGGCGATGGATCACCTTCACGGAATTGAAAAGTGATGTCAGTTTCGAAAAATCTTCAAACACAATATAGAGATGTACGACTTAACCGACTTTCAATCCTATCAGGATTACTTCGAGGCGATCGCTACCTCACATATAAGTGTAGATGGTTTCATGTTTGGCGATGAGGATATAGCTATCAATAAAGGGCGCGTATGGAAGGGCAAGCAGCTATGGCTCGAACCATGGCAACCGGTGAAGATCAACGACCAGAAAAGCGATAACTATCTCAAAGAAAAGAAAGGATCTCTCTGGGTTGGTGGTGCACCACCAAGTGCAAAGTTTCAGGATCGACTTGACTACTTCCGTGCCTGTGAAATTATAGTGGAAGATATCATCGCGAAGATGTTGAAAGATAGAACCGAAGAGCTGCTCATCACACAGCTAACGACCTATACCTACGGCATGGGCGAGTTTACATTTAGTTCAACGCCAATGATGGGATGCCGTTTTGATTTTATATACCAAGATCCTTCCGGCTTCCCGTATGACGAAAACAAGTGGCAGTAAAAATTTAAAAGCATGGCAATCACGATCGTATCCGGTAATCTGAATACCTATGGTAATAATGGTAATTTTGAAACCGATCCAAGTACCTGGGGCTTCTCATCCACGAACCCTGCACGTCACACTATCAGCAGATCATCTGAACAGGTATATCAAGACAACTATAGTCTGAAAGCGAATATACTTGTCAATGATGGTGTTGTGTTCCTGATTGCCAGCGCACTTATACTTTCGGGTAGTTCGTCAAAAAAGTATGTCGCGAAAGCAAGAGTGCGAACACCTGCAGCAAATCCTGCCGGCACCGGTGTAACCAAGCTGTCGCTGAAAAATATTATAGGGTCCTTCCCAGAGTATGATCTTGTTGATAAAACGATAACCGAAGCAACAGATGAGTGGGTAGAACTTGAGTATTATTTTTCGCCATCCTTCAACGGCAATTTTTCCGTCAACCTATTTCTCCTTTCATCGGCTACCTACGGCGGTGAATCTATACCGGGAGGTATACTATACGTTGATAAATTCGAGGTGTTCGAATACGTAGAAACAGATGTAGCACCATTCCCTATACCCGATAAGGTCTTCTTCCACAAAAATTTTGTGGTCTTCTCGAAGTCTGCTGCATCAGGTTGGGAGGCTGTCAATAACTTGCGCCTCTATGCCGATATACGTGTTGAAGAAGACACTGACTCCGATACCTATAACAGCAAACTACGGCTACGACTTTACCCACAAACCGATGGCAGTGTTAACTTCTATGTTCGCCAGGCGTTCCGGGAAAACATGGACCCCGCTAACGTTATGCCGCCAACGTTGAACCATTCCGAAATCATCAGGCTCACCGATCGGTCAAAGTATTTCAAGCTCTTTACAGGCACTATACAGGACGATGAGATAGAACCTATAGCAACCGATGAATCATTGATATACCTTGTACTGTGGGGCGGTATAAGCAAGTACCACGCACCAGATATTAACTTCTTCGAAGAATATCTGCCCACTACTAAAAAATTTATGACCTGGGCACCGAAGGTGAAGAACATCGATCGCCTGCAGGAAGACTATCTCAATTTCTTCATCTATGCCGCTGGCATCACAACTGTGAAGTTGCAGGTGGTTGCCTACTATGATGATACAACAACGCAAACAGCAACTACCAAAACGCTGAGTGGCGTTGCATATGGTCTGCTGGTTCAGGTTCCTGCAGGGCCGGTAAACAGCGGCGCTTCTGCTATAGATCCGAGTAAGAATCTGATCCGATACGAGCTGTCGTTGCTTAACCAGGATGATGAAGTAGTAAGCGAAACACGCACCTACAACGTAGCAATCACACGCCACCCGTTAACCAGGTACTTCATGTTTCTCAATAGCCTGGGAGCGTATGAAGTTCTTCTTTTCACTGGCGAAATGGAAGAGACCAATGCCATCGGCCGCGAAGTGATTCAAAAGTTTCTTCCACATACCTATCAGGCATTAGATGGCGAACTCGTATCAAACACAGCATCTATACAAGTGAAGCGTAACTATTCAACGGGTTACTTCAAAGGCACTTTATCTGCGGAGTGGCGTGAGTATATGAAGGATGTTATGATCAGTCCGAAGATATACGATATAACAGATGGCCAGCGAAGACGCGTATTGGTCCTCAATGATTCGATGCCCGGTAATACCGATCGTGATTACCTGCGCTTCGCCCGCTTCGATACAGAAGACACTTACATCGATGAAAGCTTTACACCAACGGTTATATGATTCAAGTAAAGATCTCCGGCAAAACTGCTGAGCTGCGACCTGATACAGTCATTAATTTTCGATTGAACAATCCCCTGTTCAATGAAGATAATTTATCGCCTGGCTCCTATACCTTTCCGTTCGATATGGCAGGAGCAGAAAGCAGTCCGCAGAATGCTGCTATATTTCTGCACCCCGATGTGATTGAGAATGTAGAGGCTTTTAAAAAGCAGGTGGCCGACATCTTTTTCGATGGTATACCTTTCAAGTCCGGCAAGATCAAGCCGCAAACTATAACACCATCCAGCATCAGCTCGAATTTTGTTTTTGGCCTCGGCACTATAAGCGATGAAATAAAAACAAAAAAGATACGCGACCTGCTAGATGAAGAAGTTGTTATATCTACCAACACCGTTGAGAAGAAGCTATATATAAAGCCGGGCGTTGTCAACACCGGTCCGTATATTATACTTGTAAACGATCGGCAGTATCAAGCTGATTCACTCGCAGATCTTGTCGATGCAATAAACACCGACACTACCGAACCACGAGCCAAGGCCACACTTTTTACAACAGGCACCTCTCCCACGTTCGCAGCTCCCTTCATTGAGCTTGAAAACTTTGACGATCCGCTGGACGTGTTAGCGCCACTGAGTGTCAAGCCGGCGGAGTATAACGGAAACTATAGTACAGGTTTTTTGTGGGAAGTTCACGCAAGTGGATTAAGTATAGCCGATAACTACTATACCGGATTTTTCGATTACCTGGAGCCTTTCTTTAACGGCACCTATCCGAATAATAAAGTTCGGTTTCCATTTTGTTTCAACACCAACATGTATGGTGAAGAGATAGACGTAGCACATCCTTACGGCTTCACAAAGTCAACGAATTTTATCAACGCATGCCGAAGCAGCTTTAACCCGGTTGAAATAAATTCTGCCAACTATGGTGTAGCAGAGAATGCCCCGTTTGAAGTTCGAAACTATAATTCTATTCAGCCATTTTTACGACTGAAGTATATACTCGAAAAGATTGCCGAGTACTTCGAATTTGAGTTTGAAGGCGACTGGTATACCGATGCTAATGTTGACAACATGCTGATTTGGAATACTGCCCCGCTCGATGTACCGCTTGACTTTATAGGCGAACGTAAATTTGTTTTCTGGGCGCGATCGTATAACCTTAAGAATCTGTGCCCCGATCTCACCGTTGTTGATTTTCTAAAGGCAATTCAGAGCCGGTATAACCTTGGTATATATCTTAATGAGGAAACCGGGAAAGTCAGAATCTGTAAGCGTGAGGAAGTTGCCCGCGCAATAACGTATTCCGATATCACATACCGATCGAGTCCTATAAAGGGAATCGATGATCAGTCGGTGTCCGGCTTCACATTTACATCTGAGCGCGATACGAATGATGCTGCATCTTTAACAGATACCTTTGTCGTTGGCGAAGGTGAAGAGCCAATCACTACAGCACTCGGTGCCATGCGTGGAAACCTAACCATTACCAAGGTGCTTGGCACCACCGGCAATGTTACCGGTGTATATGCCAGCCAGCCACAGGGAAGCGATTTCAAGTTTCGCATATTTTACTATCGTGGTATAATTGACAATACACATTTCACGTACCCCGGAAGCTCCTATACCCCGTCTGATTTTCTCGAAACATTTGCAGGGCTATTGTTGCCTGGTATATACGACACATTCTGGAAGCGTTGGCAACAGTATAGACTCAATCGTAAACTGATCAATCTTGACATCACCTTTCATTTTATGCCGCCATTCCTAAACTTCAACTGGGAAATTAAAAGGCGTTTCGACCGCAACAATTACCTGGTGAAGAGTATGGATTTTGCATTGAAGCCCACCGGCCTGTCCGTTGTTAAAGCCGAATTATATACCATGGTATGATCCCGAAGATCACACAGACAAAGCTCGATGCTATAGCAGAACGTTATGCTGCCAAGTTACTGGCCGATGTTAAAGCCGTGTTCGATAGACCAGACTATAGGAATCAGGGCGAGCTCGCTGATAGTTTGAAAGTATCCGTCACAAAATGTACCGATAGGGAGTCTCCAAAAATTATACTAACCTATGCCGACCAAGGCTTTTACATCGGTTATAAAAGCCCCCAGTGGACGAAGCTGCCAAAGATCGAACGGCTAAAGAAGTGGGCGGAAACGAAGACTATATCACTCGGAGATATACCAGGTTATGAATATGGCAGTGCCAGCAATATTTCCGTTGAGAAACAGAAAGAACGTATCGTTTGGGCGATCGCCAAAAACAAACGGAAGGAAGATACCTGGAAACAAAAGAAGTGGAAGAACGCTGCAGGCCTTGGCGATCTTTTAAAAGATCTAAATCAGTCTACCATCATTACCTATGCGAATGACGTTGAAAATATGCTCGCTGATGCAATCTCAAAAGGAAAGGTAGTGTCCTAAGAAAGCCTTGCTATAGCCATGAATTTTATAGAAGCATGGAAGCAAAAATAGAAGTAGAACTCAGCAACGGAGCAAAGGCCGGTCAGACATTAAAGGAGCTCGGCAAGCAAGCCAACACCCTCAACAAAGAACTGAAGGACCTGCGACCAGGTACTGAGGCGTTCGTTAAGAAAGCAGCCGACCTGAAGGTTGTTGAGGAACGAATGAGCGGTATCAAATCGCAAATCAAAGGCACCACAGAAGCCAGTAACACGCTCAAAGATTCATTCGATAAGTTCGTACCCTTCGCTGGTCAGTTTAAATCTGTAGGGGAAAGCATGGGCTTTGTTACCAAAGGCGTTGGTGGCCTCTCATCATCATTTGGTTTACTTCGAGGTGCCATCATCAGCACCGGTATAGGTGCGCTCATCGTATTGCTCGGTTCACTCATTGCTTATTTCACCAGCACGCAAGAAGGTATAGATAAAGTCACGGCAGTAACCCGTCCGTTGCAAGCAGTGTTCACAGCATTGATGAAAGTACTGCAAGATCTCGGTGGCAAAGTATTCAAGCAGTTCGAAACAGCTTTGCAAAATCCGATGCAGGCTATAAAAGATCTCGGCAAAGCTATACTTGAAAATCTCATCAATCGCTTCAAAGCTTTTACACTCATCTGGCCGGCCATCAAGAAAATTTTTAGTGGCGATTTGAAGGGAGGCTTCAAAGATCTCGGCAACGCTGCTCTGCAAGCTGCCTCCGGAGTAGAGAACGTTATTGATAAAGTGCAAGCTGCAGGTAAAGCCATCATTGAAATGTCGAAGGCTGCTGCAGAAGCTGCACAACGCGCATGGGAGATCGGCCAGCGCATCGATGCATTACAAAAGGCTATAGAGAAATCTGAAATCGATCAGATAAAACGTAGCAAGCAGCTCGACTTGTTGATCAAGCAGCAAAAATTTCTCCTGGAAGATGTTACCAGGTCGTGGGATGACAGGCGCGCTTCTGCCAAGGCAGCACTCGCAGCACAAGAGAAGCTGCTAAACCTTGAGCTCAACCTGATGGACATGAAGATCCAGAAGATGCGCCTTGAACACTCTCTTGGGAACGTAACACGCGAGCAACAGAAGCAACTTGCAGAGCTTGAAGCACAGCGCTTCGAGAAGGAAGCGCAGATCACCGAGCAACGCATCGAATTCCGGAACAAACTTATTGAGATCGACAGAGGGCAAGCAGCTGAACTGCTCGCTATACTTAACAACCTGGAGGATCTGCGCATCGAGAAGATGAAGGAAGGGCAGGAAAAAGAAATTGCATTGCTAAATATAGCAGCAGCACGAAAAATTTCTGTACTGAAAGGCACCGAAGATCAAATCATCGAGCAGCTCAGTTTGATGGCAGAGATCCGCGAACAACAGTTGCAATCTATACGCGATAAGTACGAGCTGGAAGCTTCAGAGAAGGCAGACAAATCTATAGCAGATCGATTGAGTAAACAGCAGCAAGCACTTGATGAAGAGCTCGGCTTCTGGGATCAATACTTCTTCGATCGGCAGCTGCTCTTGCTGCAAAGTCTTGCCACTGGAGAGATAACGCAAAAGACTTATAACGAGCAAGCATATGAAAATCAGCTGGAGTTCCTTAATCGCCAGTTAGCATTACTCGAAGAGAACGGCCAGAAAGAAACTCTTGCCTACAAGCAAATCCAGGAGCAGAAGTTAATGGCCGAGCTTGATGCGCTCGACAGGATTAAGAATGCACGCCAGCAAAACTTCGAAAGCTCACTCGCCACCGCACAGAATTTTACCGGTGCGATGATCGATAATTATCGCGCTGACTCAGAAGCTGAAAAACAAAAACTCGAAAACACTAAAGAACGATTTGGCGAAGAGAGCGAGCAGTATAAAAAGGCACTGAAGCAATACGAAATATTCCAACAGAAGAATGGCGAGCGAATCAAGCGTGCAGAAAAAGCACAAGTGGGTATTAACCTGGTTGGTGAACTCTCTGCCATTTGGAAAAACTCAGCTGAGTTCGGCCCCTTCGGATATTTACTTGCAGCAGCACAAACAGCAGCTGCATTGATCCGTGCACAAGCCGCCTATAAAAATATAGAGAAAGAAAAATTCCAGTTCGGTGGAAGTGTAACCGATGGGGTGCTGAAAGGTAAAAGCCATGCACAAGGTGGTATACCTATAGAAGCCGAAGGCGATGAAATTATACTTGCCAAAGGAGTATATCGAAACAAACAACTTCGTGCTGAGGCAAGCAGGCTTAACGTATTAGGAGGTGGCCGATCGTTCGCAAGCGGTGGTCCGGTTTCTCCGTTCAGAGATCGTCCGCCAGTGGCTAGAGGCAATGCCCCTGTAAATACAAGTGGCACTGCGACTAGTCAAAACGATGCGTTGAATGAAATGCGAGGTATGATCAATGATTTAGTAGCAGCACAAGACAGGCGAATCGATCGGCTGAAAGTATATAACGTTGCTACTGAAACTCAGGAGATCAATGATGACATCAAACGGATCAAGAATGAAGCTGATGTTTAAAGCGTAAACTCAACGCCTAGCTGAGCCGACCAATCAAACGTCTTCTTACTAGTGAGGTAATCGTATCGACCAATCACCTTCAGGCGATCGGTTACCTCATAGCCTATACCAGTCACCCAGCCAAGCTCTGCACGGGTCACATCAACCGATTCACTACCCATCTTTGCCGAAGTAATGAAACCAATCTGGAAACCGGTAAAGATGTGAGTCTTCTCTTTTGTTGGATATAGCTGCACGCAAAACGAAGTGTTTATACTATGCACGCTATATCCTTTTACATGTCGGTTGGTATACTGCACGTTGGCATAGGAGCCTATATAATCATCGTACTTGTCGCTAGTAGATATACCTACATAGTACCCGAACTGATCGGTAAAATCAATCCCTGCATGATTGATGTGATTGAATGTAGTACCTGCTCCGATTGCGAATTTCTCCTGTGCTGATGTCGAAAAAATGACTGTTAACATGATGA